CCCGCCATACCCGGTTGCCCTGCTGGCCGGGGACCCGCGCCAGGAAGTACCGGCCGACGACCTGCAGGTGGATCGCGGCCTGCACGGACAGCGCCCGCAGGTCGGCGCCGAACGCCGACCGCATGATCTGTTCGCCCTCGGGCAGTTCCTCGCCGTCGCCCTCGACGCGCCACTCCAGGCGCCCGACGAGCCGGGCCTGCTGGTTGACGGCGTAGTGGACCTCCGGGACGCACCGGTAGATGCGCCACAGGTCGCCGTCGCGCAGGGCGTCCACGACGGGCCGGTCAGGGATTCGTTCGTACGATCGGACGGTCGCTGCCGTCAGCGGCTCATCGGTCTTCGAGAACAGTCCCATGGGCGAATCCTAGGCTTCGGCGGCCTGGTCACCGGCGGACACCAGGGCGTCCCTGGTGTGTCGGCCCCAGGAGTTGGCGCACCCACACCCGGACCACGAGAACGGCCCCATGGAGCCCCTCTTCGCGCCGGTCTGGACACGGTCAGCGGTCGGCAGCGGGTACTTCGTGACAGACGTGACGGTCATCCCCCGGTCGTTCGACCGGGCCACGTAGAGGGCGTCGTCGGTGATGATGAGCCGGGACCAGCGCCACAGCTCGCTCTTGCGGGGGCCGCCGTTGTACCGCACGTCCACGGGGTACAGGTCGGCGGGGCCGTTGACGGGCTTGTTCCCGGCGCGGGCGCGCGCGCTGGCGCGGTCGGCGGACGGGGTCAGGGACGACTTGGTGCCTATAGGACGTGAGCGCATGATCGGATGCTACGTCGGTAGCCCGGCGGCGGTCCGCTTGAGCTGCGTGCACAGGTGGCCCCACAGGTCGCGGTCCATCGGCGGGACAGGGCCGGGGGTCAGGCACGGGCGCCCGGTCGCGAGGAAGTGGTCCTGGAACTTCAGGTTCGACGACACGATCTTCCCGGTGTAGGACCCGTGCCACGTGACGGGGATGCCGTAGGCGTCGGCCGCGATGATGCCGTGCAGGCTGGTAGTGATGATGCGTTCGCACGCCTTCATCTGCCGCACCACGCGCCGCCACCCGCCCTTGACGTCGATGTACAGGGCGTCCGGGTAGCGGGCGCGCGCGTAGTCGGCGTCCACGAAGTGCGGCATGACGCCGACCTTGTGCCGCACGGTCACGTCCGGGTCGTACACCTCGGGCAGCAGCAGCGCCGGGTCGCCGTAGACCTGCGGCACGGTGGCGTTGTCGATGCAGGACCGGGTGATCGGTCCCCGGACGGCGAGGAACGTCGCCTTGCTGGCGGCGTAGCGGCGGTCGTGCTGCACACCGGTCCCCCACACGACGTCGCCGGGCCGAAGCGCGTTCATGATCGACCCGACGGCCAGGACCTTGCCGTGGATGCTGCGGTCGACGTGCTGCAGCTCGAACCCCAGGTGCCGCAGGATGACCGGCGTGAGGGTGTCCCCGAAGTTCTTCGCCTTCGGGTTCCAGTAGGTGCGCATGCGCACATCATGGCCGGGAGGGTGCGGGGCCGCGCTCCACGCAGCGCGACCCCGCGTGGCCGGTGACGAACCCGGGATGGAAGTACACCGGCCGGTGGTGGTGGCCCCCCTGCTGACGGACCTCGGGGGGGCCGGTGGCGTGAGGGCCACCAGGCACGGACGTTACCAGCCACCCAGCCGCCTGCTGGCGGTGTCGCGGGGCTCGACCTGGCCGACGTCGCTGTGCCGCATGCGGCGCAGGGCGTGCGCCATCGCGTCGGGGATGTCGTCATGCGGTGCTGTGGGGAACGCGGTGCACTCGGTGAGGAAGTCGTCCATCCATGACCGGCCGGACGGCAGGTGGACCTGCCTTGCCTCGACCAGCGGCGACACCGACGACACACGGATGAGCTTGGACCCGTCGGGGTTGACCGGCACGACACCGTCTAGCTCGCGCTGCAGGGTCTCGATCGCTGCCGCGCCGTTGGCGGCCTTCTCTACGACGTGCGCTATCGCGGTCGGGTACCGGGCGATGAACGCGCGCATGCGCTTCACCTGCTCGGTGAACCCGCCACGGAACCGGACCATGTCCAGCAGGAAGTACTGGTTGCCGGTGCGCTGCCACGCCTGCCCGACGCAGTAGTCACCGGCGGCGGTCTGCCCGCGTTGCGCGCTGGTCGTCGACCGGGACGCGCCGCTGGTCGCGGTGCCGAACGTCAGGTCCCACGCGGTGATGATCTGGTCGGGTTCGGGCAGTTCGTCGGGGGTGTAGAACTGCCACCAGTCGAGCTTGAACACGGTGCCGTCGAGCTCGCCGGGGTGCTGCTGGTACAGGGCGTTGAACACGGCCGACCCGACGCTGACCTTGATGTCGGACCAGCGCTGCAGGGCCTGTTCGGGGGTCTCGACCTTCTGCACCGACAGCAGCGGGTCCCCGACTTCGCGGCCGAGCTGGTCGTCGGCCTCCGCGATGGCGGGGATCACGAGGCGTTCCCAGTCGTCCTCGCGCATGAGGCGCCCGTTGAGGTCGTCGTCGTGCCACCTGGTCGCGATCGACAGGATGATCGACCCGGGGCGCATGCGGGGCTTGATGACGGACTGCCACACCGACCAGGCGGTGTCGCGGACCTTCTGGGAGTAGGCGTCCTCCATGTTGCGGATCGGGTCATCGATGATCGCCACGCGCAGACGGCGGCCGGACATGGAGCCCTTGATGCCGCGCGCGATGATGCCGCCGCGCTGCGGGCCGTCGATGGTCCAGTCGGTGACGCCGCCGCGACGCGGCATCGTGGCGCGTTCGTCGTACTCCCGCTGGATGTCGCCGGAGAACTTCGTCGCCAGGGATGCCTCGGCCGACACCAGGCCGATCTCCCAGTCGGGGCGGTTCAGCAGCAGCCACAGCGGGAACACGACGGACGCCGTCATCGACTTACCGGACCCGGGGGGCATGCTGATGATGAGCTTGGTGTCCTCCCCCTGGTCGGCGCGTTCGACGGCGCGCGTGAGCGCGTCCATCAGCATGTCTGTGTGGACGCGGGGGATGTACTCGCCGCCGACGACGTCTCGGGCGAGGTCGTGCAGCGTGATCGTGTCGGTCGTGGGGTGGGTCGGGATCGCCTGCGCGAGCGGGCCGACGGCGCTGTCGGGTAGGGACATGACGAGGTCGGTCACCTCGTCGTCGGTCAAGCCCCGCAGCAGGCCAGCGATGCCACGGAGGTCATCCATCAGTCGGCCAGCAGGACGGGCTTCTCACCGGTCTCGGCGGCCAGGCGGTCGAGGGCGGCGCGCACGTACCCGGGTTCCCACTCGCAGCCCACGCCCAGCCGCCCAGACCGGGCGGCGGCGACCAGTGTTGACGCGGACCCGGCGAACGGGTCCAGGACGATCCCGCCGGGGTGGGTGGAGTTGACGACGGCGCGCTGCACGAGCTCGACGGGCTTGGACGTCGGGTGGAGGTCGCTGTTCTTCGGGCGGGGCAGTTCCCACACGGACGACTCGGTGCGGTCCTCGACGGCGTGGTGCGGGCCGCCGGGCCACCATCCGTACACGATCGGTTCGTGCCGCTGGTGGTAGTCGGCCCGGCCGAACGTGGCGGTGTCCTTCACCCAGACCAGCATCCACCGGTACAGGTCGCGGTCTGCGAGCACGGTCGCCATGGCGGGGAACGCGTCACCCTGGCTGAGCGAGACGTACAGGCAGGCGCCAGGCCGCACGGCGTGGTTGGTCAGGGTGTCGATGACGTCGCCCAGGAGCTGCGTGGCCTCGTCGATGCTGCCGTCGCCCTCGAGCACCTCGCGTTCGACACCGACGCCGCCGGTGTAGTCGATGCCGTACGGCGGGTCGGCGAACACCAGGTCCGCGCGCCGCTCGCCGAGCATCCGCTCCCACACCTCGGGGTCGCGGGAGTCGCCGCAGGCCAGCAGGTGGTCGCCCACGCGCCACACCTGCCCGCGTTCCACGTCACCGGCCGGGGGCCGCTCCTGGAAGTCGCGGTCGTTCCACGGGTCGCCCGGGTCGTCGCTGGTCGCGTCGACCAGGTCACGCAGCTCCTGCAGGTCGTCCAGGCCGTACCCGACACCGGCGAGGCCGGTGACGTCGGTTCCGCCGTCGGACAGGTCCTCCAGCAGACCGAGCAGGGCGTCGTCTACCCAGCCGCCGAGCTCGGTGGTGCGGTTCAGCGCGATCAGCGCGGCCTTGGCGTCGGCGTCTGACCGGGACACCCATCCGCGCTGCACCGGCACGAGCCAGGTGCCGTCGTCGGCCACACGGACGCCCTCGGGGGGTTCCTGCCCGGCGTCGCGGGCGGCTCGCAGCGTCTTCATGCGGCCGTGCCCGCTGATGAGGTAGCCGGTGCGTTCGTCGATCGCTACGGCGTCGATGTACCCGAACCGGGCCACGCTGTCGGTGATGGTGTCGACGTCGTGCGCCTTGGGGTTGGCGGGGTGGTTCTTCACCTCGTCCAGCGGCATGTACTCGATGCGGCGCCCGGACGGCGCGCCGGGGGTGGCGGGGGTCTCGTCGAGGTCGTTGGTGGCGGGCGTGGTCTTCTTCGCCATCAGTTCTCCTGGTTGTCGCGGTAGGCGATGAGCTTCTCGATCAGCGCTGTGCGGGCGTCGTCCACGGTGACCTGCGCACCCTTCGGCAGCCCGCCACGGTCGAGGATGTCCTGCGCGGCCTTCAGGCGCAGGGCCTCGTTGTCGCTGGTCGCCATGATGCGGGCCAGGGTCGCGATGGCGGGGTCGACGAGCTCGAGGAGGCGCAGCTTCGCGGCGCGCTTGACCTGCGGTGCGGCGCCGCCGTGCAACCGGCACACCGTGGCCCCGGCGATCGGGGGCTTCTGGCACGGTGTCCCGGCCCGGGTCTTCTTCCCGCAGATCTTCTTCCCGCTGCCGATCGCGTGGACGTTGTTCATGGGGTGACGTCCTTCATGGGGTCACTCGTGCAGCCGCTGGTCGACGGACGCTGTCACGCCGCACACGGTCGACGCCGCGAGCGCCACGAGGATTGCTTCGGGC